TTTTCTACAACATCAACAGGCATAGACGTAACAGGCACATTGACCAGCGATGGGCTGACTGTTACTGGTAGTACAGGTTCGGTTGCAACTGTTCGCTTACAAGCAGAAGAGTTACATGCTGACATTGTCAGTGTAAACGAAGGTGTAAATTACGGTGGAGTTAAGATAAAGACAAACTCAAATGGTACATTAAAAGACCGTTTAAAAATTGAGAGTAACGGCGACATCAGCTTCTACGAGGACACAGGCACAACTGCTAAGTTCTTCTGGGATGCGAGTGCTGAACGGCTTGGATTGGGTACTACTTCGCCTAGTGACAGTCTTCACATATATGATTCTTCTGGCGGCGCAACACTAAAGATTGAATCAAATACAGCAAACGCTTACGACTCTAGTAAGCTAGAACTTTTAGGTGGCAATTTAAGCGTAAGCGAAATATTGTTTGGTGACGCTACTGATAATGATGTTGGTAAAATAATTTATCGCCATGATGGTAACTCGTTATCTTTTAACGTAAACGCCGCAGAACGTATGCGCATCGACTCATCAGGCCGAGTTGGTATTGGTACTAGCGCTGTAGGTACATTGCTTCATGTTTCAAATGGTGTAACAAACAATATAGCAAATGATACATCAGAAGTTAGATTTATAGGTACTGATAAACCCTTAAACTTAGAACACGCTAATTTAGTCATACAAACAAATGACAATATGGCAATCAATAAAGGCGGCTCTATTGCATTTGGTGGGCGCTCTACAACGGGTTCAATTAATAGTAATAACTTTGCTCATATTGGTGGTAGAAAAGAAAACGCTACATCAGGTAATTATGCAGGGTACTTATCATTTGGTACGTCAGACAGTATTTCTGATATACATGAACGTATGCGCATCGACTCGTCAGGCAACGTTGGTATTGGTGTATCACCTTCTTCGGGTGTACAACTAAAGGTAGGTAATAGTGCAAATAACTCAGCCGTATCTCGTATAACAAACGGAACTGTAAGCGTTGATTTAACTGCTTCAGGAAGTGGTTTGGCTTTCTTAGAAGTTGGTACTAATCATCCATTAGTTATTTCAACAAATGCTACAGAACGTATGCGCATCGACTCATCAGGCAACTTGTTGGTGGGTAAAACGACTTCGGACTTCAACACTCAAGGTAACAACCTCAAAGCAGGTGGGCATTTTGTTTTTGATGGCAACTCAGCACTTTATTTGAATCGCCTATCGAGTGACGGAAGTATTTTGGCGCTCTACAAGGATGGTAGTTTAACTGGTAGTATTGGTACTAATGGCTCATACCCTTATATTGGTTCTCACGGCACATCTGGTAAAGGTATTAAAATTACCGATGCTCTACTCCCAGCGACAAACTCTGGTGCTTTTAACGATGCAAATGTAAATTTAGGTGCATCAAATGTACGTTGGAAAGACCTATACCTCTCAGGCGGTGTAGACTTCGGCGGCGCAGTAAACTCTGGTGGTGTAGTATCCTCAAGCAATAAGTTGGACGATTATGAAGAGGGAACTTGGACTCCTATATTGAAAGATGGTGCTGGTTCGACTAGAACGCTTAGTTTTGCTGCAGGACGCTATACAATAATTGGCAGAATAGTTCATGTACAAGCCAATATAACAAGAAATGATTATGGCGGTACAAACGGTAATCTTACTATAGGTGGTCTTCCATTTACAAGCACAGGTTCTGGTGGTGCACCCTTTTTAAAAGGTGCGATGTGGCTTGATAACGGTGGGCCATCAACTGGTCTAAACGATAGTGTGGGGGTTTGTTATCTAGGAACTAGTTCTACATCAGTGTTTGGTCTTAAAACAACAAACCAAGGTCAAAATGCAGATACTAGGTATTTTCAATATCAGCATCTTACAAATGGTCGCCCTATTTATTTAGATTTTACCTATATAATATAATAACCCTCTCAGAGATTGGGTTGGACAGGTGGCAATAAGGCCACGATAAACAACATAGGAGGCCAATATGGCACTTACAGAAACACAATTAGAAGATAAAATTGAAGTGGTTGGAGATCACAAGCATGTGCAAGTTCGTACAGCTACAGTGATAGCCAGAGATGGCACAGAGATCAGCAGATCATTCTCACGTCACGTCTTATCTTGCTCAACTAAATCAGATGATACATGGGGTGACACTGACATCAGTGATCAGTCAACCGAAGTGCAAGCTATCTGTAGCGCAGTTTGGACAGACGCAGTGAAGACTGCATACCAGACAGCTATGGATGCACAAGAAATATAGGAGGCTATTATGGCAACAACACACACATGGTCTATCGCTAACCTAGAGCGAAACACATCTAATGATGGAGTAACAATAGCTCACTGGCGTTGCGAAAGCACAGATGGAACGAACACTGCATCAGCATATGGAACTACAAGTCACACACCTAATCCATCGGACTCTGATTTTATTCCTTACGCTGATTTAACAGAAGCAAAAGTATTAGAATGGGTACACGAACAAGTAGTCAAAGCTGATACTGAAGCGGCAAATGATGCTAAGATAGCTGAACTTGCAAACCCAACATCCACAACTGGGATGCCTTGGTAATTTTAACTTAAACCTAAAGGAGATCAAAATGGCTGAAGATAAAAAGGTTATTACGATTGATAATGTAGACTACACTGAAGACCAACTAAATGATACACAGAAGGTTATTATAAACCACATTAACTCTCTAAGTCAAAAGATTGGATCAGCAGAATTTAACTTAGACCAACTTAAAGTAGGTAAGGATGCGTTCATAAAGATGCTGACTGAATCACTTAAAGAAACAGAAGAGCAACCACAAGAATCTGAGTAAACTTAACTTAAGGTATAATTAACATGTCAAGAGATTTATCAACTAATACAATAGATAACATATCTCAAGATGTTGTTTATCCATTCTTTGCTACAGAGTTAAAGTTTGATGGTGATAACACATTAAGGTTGTGGACTGGTCAAGGTACACTTGTTCTAGGAGATGGTACTAGTTGGGTAGGTACAGGTAACTTATTAAATATATCTGCTATAGAAGAGACTTCTGAATTAGCTGTAAAGGGGGCTACACTTACGTTGAGTGGTGTACCCTCTGAAGTCCTCTCACTAGCCCTCAGTGAGCCTTATCAGGGTCGTGTGTGTAACATATACTTTGGTACTTTCTCTCAGGGTAGCATACTACAGGAGTCTTCTTCTTACATACTACTACAAGATGGTTCTAGGATTAACTTAGAGACAACAGATAAAGGTTTTAATGAGATCTTCTCTGGTTACATGGATCAGATGAATATAGAAGAGTCTGGTGAAACATCTACTATACAACTATTAGTAGAGAATAAGTTAGTAGACTTAGAGAGAGCTAGAGTAGCTAGGTTTACATCTGGTTATCAGAAGTCAATTTACGCTGGGGATCTAGGTTTAGACTTCGTAGAAGATCTACAAGATAAGCAAATATCGTGGGGTCGTAAGAGTGGCACTTAGCTATCAGCAAGAGTTTCTTAATCAAGTAGAAGACGACATAAAACCTCTACTAGAAAAAGACTGGTTGGAGATAGAACACAGTAAGTCTGTTAGAACCCTAGACCCTGACTGGCAATCTTACTACAACCTTGAATCTTCTAATATGCTTAGAATATTTACAGTTAGAGATGACAACTTATTAATAGGTTATTTCGTCGTACTGCTAATACCTAGTCTACACAACAAAGGTTTAGTACAAGGTGTTGTAGATATAATATACTTAGATAAAGAATATAGAAAAGGCTTTACAGGCTACAAACTATTTAAATTCTCTGAGAAGTGTCTAAAAGAAGACAACATAAAAGTTATGCACGTTACTACTACTGAAATTAATCCTATAGATCCTATATTAGACAGACTAGGTTACAGTAAGATAGAAACTAAATTCGAGAAGGTATTGTAAAATGGCGGCGGCAACAACTGCAATAGTATTAGGTGCGGCTTTTAGTACAGGTACTGTAGCTTTGACTACTGGTGTATTTATAGGTGGCTCTCTTATGACACACTTTTTAGTTTCGGTTGCTCTTGGTGCGGCTCTCCAAGCTCTTGCACCTAAACCTACTGTATCAGGAACTAACAGAGGTTACCAAACTAATTCTATTGGACCTGCTCAAGACCATCAGATTATATATGGTAAGATGAAGGTTGGTGGAGCAATAGTATTTGATGAAGGTACAGGCACAAACAACAAACACCTACACAGAGTTATAGCTGTAGCAGGTCATGAGATACAATCTTTTGATGAGATATACGTTAATGATGAAGTAGTAACTTTAAATAGCCAAGGATTTGTAACAGCACCCTCTAAGTATGTTAAACAGACTACTGACAGAGTAAAGACAGGTGAAGATTCTGATGGCAGACCTATATACTCTGAAGTTACTTCTTATGATTATGTAATAAGAATTAAGACTCACAATGGATCTCCCGATCAAACTGCTGATAGTGATCTTGTATCTGAATCTAATAGTAAGTGGACTAACGAACATAGGTTACGTGGTATAGCTTACATGTATGCAAGACTATCTTTTGACGCTGACATCTTTCCTAACGGTATACCTGTTATTACTGCTGTAGTTAAAGGTAAGAAGTTATATGACCCTCGTACTGGTTCTACAGCTTGGTCAGATAACCCTGCTTTATGCTTAAGGGATTACCTAACAAGCAAGTATGGTTTAGAAGAAAACACAGTTAATATAGATGACACATTAGTCTCTAGTGCGGCTAATATATGTGACCAAACTAACACTCTTGCTAGTACAACTAGATACACTTGTAATGGTGCTTTTACTACTGGGTCTACACCTTATGATATGTTAAGTGAACTACTTAAATCTATGGGCGGTTCTATGTGGTATGCTCAAGGTAAGTGGCGCATGAAACCTGCTTACTGGACTGCACCAGTAATGGACTTGAATGAAGACGACCTTAGATCTAGCATTAGTGTTGGTACTAGGCATTCTCGTAGAGATAACTTTAATGTTATCAAAGGTACATTTAGAGGCGAAGAAAGTAATTGGCAAACTACAGACTATCCACAAGTTACTAACTCAGCTTTTCTAACTGCTGATAACAACCAAGAATCTGTAGCTGATGTAGATTTAGCATTTACTGACAACTCTATAGAAGCTAGAAGACTTGCTCTAATTTCCTTGGAGCGTAATAGACAACAGCTTACAGTTAATGGTAGTTTTGGTCTTAAAACTTTAGAGCTACAAGTTGGGGACAACATAAGACTTACTAACTCTAGGTTTGGTTGGACTAACAAAGAGTTTGAAGTTGTTAGTTGGTCGTTTGGACTTACAGATGGTTTAGACTTACAAACACAAATGACTTTACGTGAGACTGCTGAAAGTGTATTTGATGAAGTATCTGATGGTGTCGTATACGAGAGAGATAATACACTACTTCCTTCTCCTTTCTTCGTTCCTTCAGTAGGTGTATCTTCAAGTGTAGTAGCTAAAATATTCGCAGAGAAGTTAGTTAATGAGCTTACTCTAACAATAACTTCAGGTGCGTCTGAAAGTATTGATAAAGTACAAGTACAATATAGAAATCAAACAGATGCAGGTGATGATACTAAGTGGTTAAACGTATCAGATGGCCCTCTAGGTAAATTTATTATCATTGATCTTGAGAAAGGTTTTTATGAGGCTAGAGCTAGGGCTGTTAATACCTTTGGTAATATAGGCGAGTGGGAATACTTGTTTAACATAGAAGTAGATGCTTTATCAGCACCACCAGCAGACATAACTAACTTTGGACATGAGTTGTCTGGAGGAACATTATTCTTAGACTGGACAGCAGTACCAGATTTAGACTTATCTTATTATCAAGTTAAACATAGTCCACTTACTTCAGGTGTTGCTTGGGGTGATGGTAGTATTGTTTTAAGTAAAATAGCAAGACCAGCTACTAATGCAAGTTTACCTGCTAG